TCTTTCCTTCTTACCAAACTCACGTCGATACACTGTCTTTCCCTTATCTGGACTCTCATATATCCATACGCGATCATCATCGCTCTTGTTCTCAAATACCTTTTCCATTCGTAATCCTTATTAATTGATATAGTCTCTGCCTTAATTCTCTTATCTTTTCCTTATACTCATGCATATAATCACGTATAATCACCTGATTCGCAGTCTTTGTCTTCATCTTACTAAAGTCTAACTTCTTCATCGGTCTCTACTTAATATAATATCCCATATACTTAACTTCTTCTTTCTATACGTGTAATCTCTCTTAAAACATCTGTAATTAAACCAACTATAATATAGGCTTGGTAGTCTTCCATATCGGGGATATAAGTCACGATAATATTCTCTCCACTCTCTGAAGGAACTCCTCATCCGATATATGACACTCGTAAGGAATGACTCATATTACTATATATAACGATACACGAATGCACGAGATCATGCATATTATCCAAAACTAACTCTCGGGTACCCTATGACGCAGACCTCAGTGCGCCCATCGATCTCACAATTTTTTTATCACTCGCAAAAAAAGTTCACAATAATTGCATTTTTTCCTTTACAAACGTCTCAAACCAGTGTATAATAGATCTATATTAATCAAACGGGAGTCTAATATGTCTAAATATTTCACAGTTGTAACCGCCGCCGATAACTCTATGGACGGCAAGTCATTCTTCTCAGCTCAGGCTAAGACCGAGGACAAGTCAGTCGACATCGCTATAGAGAACTACGTCCGCGGTAAGATGGATGCCAATGACGAGATCATGGCCATCCGCACCTACGACGATATCTCAGCAGTCTCATTGAAACAGATACGCCAGTAGGCATCTCGGGACATCTGAGGGTCGAGCCCTCAGATCACCTCAGAGAACAGGTATGACGTGACTACCTAGGTCTATACGTCGGACGCTGACTAGGGCACTCTGAGGTCATCTGAGGGACTCGGCTATAGTGGGGTTTATATTGACAGCTTTTCGGCGGTCGTCCACAAGCCACTAGTACCGTCTTCCCGTATTCTCACGTCACAGATTTTTTTCTCTCAGGTTATTCTCAAAAATTTTTTCCCGAGAAAAATGCGTCGCGAGAGTTTTTTATAGATAGATTTATGTCACACTTAATATGTAACCTGCCAAATTATAAGGTATGGGTGCGCCGTGAGTACCTGCGAGATCTCGAGGATGGTCACGGTGAGTTCGTTGAAGGTCAGTGGGTAACGGCGAAGTCGATACCGGGACGAGCCTTTTATTTTGAAACTTTCTTACCGGAGTATGGAGCCTTATTTGATAAGTTACCGATCAGTGCCTTCGTTGCTGAACCAAAGACACCGGATCCAGATCTGACTCTTCCAAATTTACAGTTTTGGAATTGTATGGACTACGGTGTTACGTGTATACAGAAACAGTTTATTGGTTCTATGGACTACGAGGTACGAACGAGAGACTTTGGAAACCTGACAGGAACTTATATCTTTACGCTGGACAACTATCACGTTCACGCCGACGAGGTTGACTACAGCACATCTGAGGTTCCTGACGAGCACAAGTCTTTCAACTGCTTAGAACTCGAGAACGGGCAGTTCGCTCTGTATCCGAACAATCGCATGCGCGTATATGATAATAGTCTCACTCCACCAAATCCGAAGATGCCGGACTTTAAGGTGAGTACCGAGTACTATCAGGTCGAGAACGGAAACTCCTATCGCCTCGGTGACACGGACGAGTACTACTACGATATCAGCAAAGATTCTGCGAGTTAAAAAAAAATCGTTTTAAGAGAAAAAAAATGCGAAGTCAAATAGAAGAGCTCTACAAGAAAAGGTTTCATACTAAGTATTTCAATGAAGAAGTACCAGACCGCGATCTCATAGAGAGCATGATATCGAAGACTTACGAGCTCGTTCCATCGAAGCAGCTGATAGTTCCGTACAAGGTTGAAGTTCTTGGTCCTGAGCGAAAGAAGGACATCGTCCGAGTACGAGAGTTCTGCATGAACTACACCAATGAGCACTACTTAAGTGACAAGGGTACGATACAAATGCTTGCTCCGTATCTTTTATTGTTTACGACTCGCCACGTTAAGAAGGAAGAGATCAGCGAGGCGATGAAAGAGAGACTTTCATCAAACAGAGGCACCTATCACAGTATCAGGTCTCCTCATAAGATCACTCCTACTCATCACGTTGAGGTTGGAATGTTTGCTGCTATACTTACTGGACTTTGTATGGAGAACGGAGTATCAACTGCATACTCGATGTGTATGCCCGGTCAAAAGCACGAGGCGTGGAATGAGATTCATGACATCGTCAAGGGTAAGATGCTCTTCATCATGAGTCTTGGATATACTGACATGACAGGACCTAGGCCTTGGGTCGTTTCTGGTAAGGAACACAAACCTCCGATAAATAATGTGATAAAATTTTAAAAAAAGTGAAAAAAACTGTTTACAAATCATGAGAACTAGTGTATAATAGATCTATAATTAAAAATTAACTATTTTACGGGAGATTTATTATGATAGTTACAGTCACTTACCAAAACGAGTTCGGTCCTAAGTACAATGCGGCGTCAATTAAGACACCATGTACGAAAGTCAACGAGGCTCTCGAGTACGCATTCGCTAAGACACAAAACGTCTTCTATAACTGGTCCGAGCGAGACATCGAGGGCGTGGACATCTGTTACCACAAGTTCGACGGCTCACCACTTCGCAGCTCAATGGTCGGCGACGAGTTTACAGTATGGGCCGAGGACGACATCTCACCTCGTAAGTTCATCTGTGACAGAGTCGGTTGGAAGGAGGTGGCCTAATGCCTACATTGGAAGACCTCAAGGACCAGTCCTCACTCAACTTCAACGTGCTACATAAAGAGATCGTCAACTTACAAGATATGATAAGCGGTCTCCACGTTCGAGTCGTGGACTTACAAAAGAAACTTGATAAGATGGAGAGTGACAATGGCACATCCGTCTGATGAGATCAACACGAAAGGCCACCCCTTTAAGGGCGTGGTCTGGCCTGTTACGGGTTCACGTGGAAACGAGTATAGAGTCACGATGTATGACAGCGGATTTGATTGCAGCTGCATCGCGTTTCGAAAGTGTAAACACATTAAAGAAGTTGAAAACAAAATTTTAGGAAGGAATATAAAATGAATTTAAGATTTGCGAAATGTCACTTTACAGATGACTATGTTAAGATACTAAAAAACTTAGGTAACGGCTACTACTCAGTACTCTATCCGGATAACACGACTCAGCAGGCACACGAGTCAACACTTGACTTTGATGGAGCAATTCACATTGAGTTTCCAACATGGAGGAAAGCATGAAAAAAATATATCACCACTGGGTATATGCAGCTGATGACAGCATGAATAAGACACTCAAGTTCGCCGTCTATTGTCTCTACGGCTATGGATTCTACTGTGTAGTAATGGAACTTATTTCAACCTATTTAACAAGTTAATTAAAAAAATGCAAATAAGTGAAAAAAGTCCTTTACAAATGAAAAAAAATATGGTAGAATAGATCTATAAAATGAAAAAAGAAATGAAAAAAATAAAGGAAAAAAATTATGACATAGCGAAAGTAACCACCAAGTTGTGTGATGGAAGAGTTGCATTAGGCAGAGTTAGAAGCACAGCGGGATTTACAGGTACGGAACTACCCAGGGAATCATCGGTGGAGTATAAAACGTTCCCCACCTTATCATGGGGCCGATCGGTCGATAAGGTGGATGTCTTGACAACGGCCCCACACACTTTTTCTTTGGGAGTTTAATTATGAAATTATTATTTGCAATTTTTATTATTTTCGCCAGCATCATGATTGTTGGCGCAATCGAAGATCCATGTACAACCGAAGGTCTTGCACCGGGTTGTATTGAAACAAGTTCTAATAGCCAATAAGGAGGATTATATTATGGCACATCAAGTTGAAACTATGGCTTACGCAGGTGAAACACCTTGGCACGGTCTAGGAGTACCAGTCAATAACGACCTTACTCCAAATCAAATGATGCAAAAAGCTGGCTTGGATTGGTCAGTTGAGCAGGTCGACGCTTTCGTCGAAATTAGTGGGAAGAAAGTTCCTACGGGTTGGAAGGCTCTCGTAAGAAGCTCCGACAACAAGATCTTGACTAATATTGGTCAAAACTGGAATCCTGTACAAAATGAGGATGCCTTTAACTTTTTCAGTGAGTACGTACTTGCAGGTGATATGGAAATGCACACTGCTGGCTCACTAAAAGGTGGTGAGATGGTATGGGCCTTAGCAAAAGTTAAGGAGTCATTCGATCTCTTTGGTGGCGATAAGGTTGACTCTTATCTCCTTTTCTCAAATCCACACTCTTATGGTAAGTCAATCGATATCAGGTTTACACCAATTAGAGTTGTGTGTAATAACACTTTATCACTATCGCTCGATATGGTAGCTGAAAGGTCAGTTAGAGTTGGTCATAGAACTCAGTTCGATGCCAGCGAAGTTAAGAAGGCATTAGGTATCGCATCTAATAAACTTAAGACATATAAAGAAATGGCTGAGTTTCTTGGTTCAAAGAGATACAATATTGACACTCTTATTCAATACTACAATGAGGTCTTTCCAAGATCTACTGATAAGCGTGTACAAAATCAGCCTTTATCAATTGAAACCTTATCAAAAAATGCTAAGGCTTGTTATGATGTTATCGAGACACAACCCGGTGCTAAGTATGCCGAAGGTTCTTGGTGGCAGGCTTTTAATAGTTACACATTTGTAACTGATCACTTCCAAGGTAGGAATGCCGATAACAGGTTATATTCATCTTGGTTTGGTGGAAACCAACTTAAGAAAAGAAATGCTCTTCAAACTGCATTAAAATTTGCAGAGGTAGCATAATGACCGACGGTCCTCTTAAGCAAGCATTTGATCTCCTAGACAGTGACGGTGTCCTGTCTAGAGAGCTTACAACTTATAAAAAACGTAATGGCATGCTTATAAAAGAAGTCGTTACGAGAACTTATACCGATGGTGACTATATCGACGGTACAGTAATAATCCCAATTTGTAAAGTGGAAGGAGAACAATAATGGGTATCATAGCATTAGTATTAGGCATGTTCAGTATGGACACGCAAGAGTTTAGAGAAACCATGAATCAGCAAATGAATGATGGTTATAAGTGGGAGTATGTAGGTAAGACAAAACCTTCAGGTGTCTCAGCTATCACCATGAAAGCAAATGGTGAAGAATATATTTTATGGAAGCTTAAGAAATGATAATCAGAAGTGTACATCGAGATACTCTCGCAATATCAATGGGTATGGAGAGAGTATTAAATGAAATTCAATTTTGGGAAAGTAAACCTAAAAAGGTTAAGTCAGTAAAGAAGAGACTTGAAAGGTTATATCAAGCAAGAACTTCACTTACCGAAAATCCTAAAGAGTCTAAAAGTTTAGTTGAGCAATTAAGGGAGATTAATAAATGAAAACTTTTATAAAAGCTACAATTGTTATATGGTCACTAGCATTTCTTGGTGGCTTCATAACTGGAAAGAGTGCATTTGCCACTCAGCCTTATAACGTCGAGGTAAGAGATTATCAAAAGACTGTTATTAAAAGGACACCACAAGTCGTTGAAGTTTGTTCTGAAAAAAAAGTTTCAGGTGATAAAACTGCTGATACAATCTTAGGCGCAATCATTGGCGGAGCCATTGGTCAAAATGTTACTAAAGACCTGCCTGACGGTGCCACTGCCGGTGCAATCATTGGTGGTATTCTTGGCAATCAAAACAGCACAGCCAATGATGGTACTAAACTTGTTTGCAATAAGATGACAAGATATAAGGAGTCAATGGAGACCATATACTCTCATTCGATTATTACATTTAATTATTATGGAAAAACTTATACAGTGAGGTTTCAAAAGTGAGTGGAAATAAACATAAACCAGAAATGATTGCCGCATGGGCAAAAGAGAACGGGATATTAGGATACGAAATGTATGATCCACGTAATCGTGAAAACGATAAAAGAAAAAAATCTTTTCATAAAAAAAGATTTAACAAAAGTGTAACATTTAAAAGACGTGGTCGTTAATACATATTAGTATGAACGAATTAATTAAAAAGGTATCTAAAATGGAACTAGGTAATCCCGTAATCACGGCACTCGTAGGATTGGTTGTATTCTACATAGGACTCAAAATGTTTTCAGGTGGAATGAAATCCATGGGAAACTTAGAACACTTAAACTTCTTTTTAGGTAATCCAATTTATATGTTCATAGGTGGAATTGTCATGACACTGCTTTGGCAATCTTCATCGTTATCTACCACTGCAATCATAGCTCTCGTTGCAAGTGGTGCTCTCCCACTACCAGCAGCCATTGCCGCAGTTCTTGGAGCAAACATAGGAACTACTGGTACGATATGGCTCGCAGGTTTCTTTGTATCAGACGGTATGCCGAAAGGCGATACTCTACGAATAGCATTAGCTCATAGTGGCGCAAATCTCTTTATGGCAATAATGCTCTTACCTTGGGTACATCACATCGCAAGATTTCTCGGAAGATTTTAATTCACCTTTCCTTTCGGTGATAAAAAGCGTCTCAATGCGAGTCTGAGGCGCTTTTTTAAACTCCAAACTAGTATAAATAGAATCATGCTAAGATTCAAAACATATTTTAAACGTTTGGAGGAGAGAGTGCTATATAACCCTCTTACACACGCTGATCTTATTAAGTATTTACCTAAAGGAAATACCAAGAGACTTGATAAATTCTTTGATAAAATTAAAAAAGGCGAATCGTTTTTAACTAAAAAGGGTGATGCTGTTATTAAAGACAAGGCACCTGATAGAGATGAATTTATTAAAAAAGGCTATAAGAAAGTTTTTAACACTACAAAAGGCCAATTAAAATATCCTAGTGATTTTTTAAAAGGACCTGATTTTGACGGAAAAGGAAAAGGATCAGGAACTGCAGCTGAAGATAGATTCCTAACTATGTTTAGAAAAGAATTAGAAGATGCAATGGCTAAAGACGGAGGAGGTGCTTTACCAATGTTAGTAGGTGGAAGAGAAATATTGGTATCTGGCGTTGGCCAGCCATCTGGAACACCTAAAGCAGACTTTTTCTTATTAGATGATAAAGGTGAACAATGCGCATGGTTATCACATAAAGATGGAAAAAGATCAAATGACTTTCAACAATATGGTGGACTTACACCAAGAGGTACAAAAAACGCTTTTAAACAAAGTATTCAAGTAAATTCTTTTATTAAAAAATTAAAAGAATTATTTCCTAATGGAATGAAAAGCGGAGATTCAGTAAAAAGAGATATTGTATTGAATAAAGATGGAAAAGATATAGCTTTAAAATCAATTTACGGAATAAACTATCAATCTGGCTCTGGAAATAGAGGACTAAATAATATTGATGAGTTTCATCAAGGTGAAATGAAAATATTTAAAAGAAGAGGCAGGTATATGATTAAATCGAATCACTCAGCACAACATGGGTTCATACCTAAAGATGATTATAAATGTATTTTTTATGCAAGATATTCTAGTGACATGAATCACTTTGGAATAAAAAGTTGTCGTGCTGGAGTATTTACATCTACGAGGCCTGCGAAAAAAACGGAATTTGTCTAATGAACTTTATTGAATTTATATATGAACAAAAAAATACACACATGACTCACATCGAGGACAAGGTTCTATACGGTGGAGTCGACGGAACAAGACAAGCTATACTTGCTCTTCGTTCTCTTAGAGATATGTTAGGAGGAGTTAAGGATGGAAACGTCAGTGTCAAGTGGGATGGAGCTCCAGCTATTTTTTGCGGTATCGATCCTCGTGATGGTAAATTTTTTGTTGCTAAGAAAGGGATATTCAACAAGTCTCCAAAAGTATACAAGACTAATGCTGACGTTGATGCTGATACTAGCGGCGATCTTAGTACCAAATTAAAAGCAGCTTTAAAATACTTACCAGAATTAGGTATTAATGGTGTAGTTCAAGGTGACTTTTTATTTGATAAAAGTGATATTAAAAATGAAAAGATAAAAGGAAAGTCATATATTACATTTCACCCTAACACAATAATGTATGCAGTACCTTCTGGTACTGATGCAGCAAAGAAAGTTAAAGCTGCAAAGATAGGAATCGTTTGGCATACCACTTATACTGGAAACTCTTTTGAAACTATGAAGGCATCATATGGAGTTGATACGAGTAAGTTTCGTAATAGCAAAAATGTTTGGTCACAAGATGCAATGTTAAGAGATATGACTCAGTTTACTATGTCTAAAAAAGATACGGAGGATGTTAATGCACATCTTAGTAATGCTGGTAGGATATTTAATAAAATTTCTAGTACTACCTTACGTACTCTCGAAGGTAATCAAGACCTTGCTCAAACTATTGAAACATTTAATAATACTTATGTACGAAAAGGTGAAGTCATTGGTAATACCAAGGCCCACGTTGAGAAGTTAATACAGTATATCAAAAGAAAGTTCCAAAAAGAGATAGATAAAAGAAAGACGGATAAAGGTAAGTCGGTACAACAAAAAAAATTAGATGAAATATTAAAATTCTTTTCACCACAAAACAAAATTAGTTTACAAATGATGTTCGATTTGCAAAAATCTATCGTTCTTGCAAAATTAAAAATTATAAATATACTTAATAGGTTAAATAGCGCGAAAACTTTTCTTAAGACTCGTGATGGGTATAAGGTAACTGGTCAAGAAGGTTATGTTGCTATTGACAAACTTGGTGGTGACGCGGTGAAAATTGTGGACCGTATGGAGTTCTCATACGCAAACTTTTCACCAGATATATTAAAGGGATGGGATAAACCAGGGAGGAACTAATGGCCCCAACTAAAACTTTTTTCGACATAGTTAATGAACTAGCCATGAAGTCGAATAAGAAACTTCCTAACTTAAAAGAACCTGTCAAAGGTAAAAAAGGCACTAGTAAATTCATGAGAATGAAGATACATAATGCACCTTACACTTCTGATTATAAAAAAGCCATGAATGCTTCAGTAGATAGCGCAGATAGAAAGCCAGAAAAATATATGAAGCCTGATGGTAAAATGGGAATCAGAATGGTAAAGACTAAAAAAGAAATTATAAGTAAAGAATCAAGTTTTGGTGATAACTCATTTGCTGCTAGATTAATAAAAATACGAAATCATCCAAAAGTTAAGGCAGCTCGTAAAGCTCATGCTGCTGGCACATGGGATGGCAATGTAGATAAAGAAGGTGAAGCAGTAGTTCACATCAATGGTAAACCACATACAGTTACTAATAAGTATAGTAAGAAGAAAACAAATGAAGCTAAGACATTTAATTACTTTGATAGTAAAGATGCTGCGCATGCTCATGCTAAAAAGCACGGCGGTAAGGTATTTGTAAATACTGGAAAGGGTGCAACGCAAGGAAAAAATACTCATGTAGTAATTAAAAAAGAAGAAGTTGAAGTTGATGAAGCTTTAAATTTAGCACAAAGAATGAAGCGTTCTCGACTTATGAAGCGTATGAAGTCAAGAATTAAAATTGGAAAGCAACGTGCCATGAGAAAAATGGCAAATAAGAAAACTCTTGAAAAAAGATCAATGAGACAGGCACGTAATGCCATTGCAAAAAAATTAACAAGAGGTATTCCTAAAAAAGAATTAACATTTGCAAGAAAAAAAGAGATTGAAAAGAGATTAGAAAAACCTGCTTTACAGCAAAGAATTAAAAGATTAGCTAAGAGAATGTTTAAGGATGTTCGTAAAAAAGAAGTTGAAAGAAAGAAAGGTTAATGTTAAGTTCATTTAAAAAATATTTGATTGAGGAAGAAAAGACCGTATACTTTACCTTCGGTCGTATGAATCCTCCAACAACTGGTCATGAAAAATTAATGAATGAGTTGGCCAAGAAATCTGGAAGTAATCCATATAGAGTTTACTTATCACAATCAACTGACAAAAAGAAAAATCCATTGGACTTTAAATATAAAGTTAAGACAGTTCGTAAGTTCTTTCCTAAGCACGCAAGAAGTGTGATGCTTAATAAGAAAGTAAAGAATGTCTTTGATGCAGTAACTGAAATGTATAATGACGGATTTAAGAATATAACAATGGTAGTAGGCTCTGATAGAATTAATGAGTTTAATACATTGTTAAAAAAATATAATGGAGTTAAAGGCCGTCATGGTTTATATAACTTCAATAAAATCAACGTAATTTCAGCCGGAGACAGAGACCCCGATGCAGACGATATAAGTGGAATGTCAGCATCTAAGATGAGACAACTAGCAAATGAAGGAAACTTCACACAATTCTCACAGGGGCTGCCACGGAATGTTTCAAATGCAGACGCAAAGAAAGTATATAATGAAGTAAGAAGAGGTATGGGACTAAAAGAGCAAAAAGAATATTTTAACAAGTTACATTTCGAGCCTGTCTCTGAGAAAAGAGAGGCATATGTTAAAGGAAATCTGTTTAATATTGGTGATCATGTTACTGTCGTGGGCAGTGACGAACTCGCTAGTGTTACCAGTCTTGGAACTAATTATGTTATCATAGAATCAAACGGTAAGCTATATCGAAAGTGGCTTACTGATGTCGAACTAGTTGAAAAGATGACAAATAGACAAGATCCAGATATTAGAAAAGAGCCGGGTTCACAACCCGCAGGTTATTATGCTGGAGTAGATAAAAAACTCAAAAAAAGAAGGATGGCCCATTTCAAGAAGTATGCAGAAAAACCGGGAGATGGACCTGACAAACAATCAAATTATAAACCGGCACCGGGTGATAAAGGTGCAAAGACAAAACTTAGTAAGCATACAATTAAGTACAGAAAAATGTACGGTGAAGATGCAGTAGATGTTGCAAAACAAAAAATAGCAAGAGAAAAAATGGTTGATAAAATGAAACATGCTCGAATGCTTAATCGTGCTAAGATTAGAAAATTAAAAAACAGGAGTGCACAAAATGCTTAAATTCAAATCATTCAGTAATCTCGTCGATAAAGAGATTGAGGAGCTTAGTGAAAATGAAGCTCTTAGAAAGAAAGCAGCCAAGTCTGGTATATCCTATGGAACATTAAAAAAGGTTTTCAATAGGGGAATGGCTGCATGGAAATCAGGACATAGACCAGGGACAACACCTCAGCAATGGGGACATGCAAGAGTCAACTCATATATCACTAAAGGTAAAGGTACTTACTATGGTGCCGATTCTGATTTGAGCGGTAAAGGTAAAAAGAAAGATAAGAAAGAGGGTTATGTTTCTTATGCTCAACAAAAGGCAGCACACGCATCAATGGCTGAAAAAGGTAAGAAAAAGAAAAAGAATGAATCAGTTGATGAAGCTAGAGTAACAAGTACAGCCTTTAGATTAAAAACTGCCAGAATCAATCCTATGGATAGAAAAAACATAAGTGATATGGCTAAGGATAAAAAGTATAAGGGTAACACAAGCGCGCTTATAAGAGATGTAAAAAAGAAATATCCAGATCAACATCATAGCCAAATTGTTAAAGACATTTATAAGAAACACGCAGAAACAAATGAAGCAAAAGTTCAAGAAATATCAAAAGGTCTTGCGATGAGATATATTGGTAAAGCTTCAAGAGATGTTTATCATAAAGGTCAACAACAAGGTACTGCAGATGCAATAAGCAGATTAGGTGGACCAACTAAAGACTATAAGAAAAGTCCTGAACGCAAAGCAGCAAAACGCGTTGCAGGTATCGATAGAGCTACTAAAATAACATCTATGGGTCCTTTGTCTTATCCGATTGGTAAAAGCTTTAAAAAGAATGAAGCAAAACGTGTTGTACACAGTGATAAACCAGATAGTTTGAAATCTATAAAGGTTATAACGCCTAAGACTAAAAAGAATGAAGCGATGTCTGATGCAGAAAAGGCAGCACATCAAAAGGCAATTGATGCTTTTAAAGCTAAAGGCGGTAAAATTAAAAAGTTAAAACCAGGGTATGCGCAAGGTTATCACGGTAAACCAGATCCAGCAGCTGGTATGAAAGGTATGATGGACAAAGGCGATACTAGAGCAATTGGTACTCGTAAAAAAGTAGGGAGCATGAAATGACACCATTTAATTTCAATAACATCGCCAAAGCATTAGATGAAATGAGCCAAAAGCTCGAAGAAGATAAAAAACTTGATAAAGAGTTTTCTAAGTTATCAAATAAAGCTCAAACTCACGCTAACGCAGAAATGAGAAAAGGTGCATCAGGTAAGGATGCAATTGCAAGAGCTAAGAAACACTATAATGAAGAAACCATAGAAGAAGGTGAAGATGTATTTGATAAGTTTGGAATACAAATCACAAAGACTCGTCTTAAAGGCGGTATAGGTTATCAAATCAACTATGGTGAAAGAGGCAGATATATTCAGGTTCTTAAAAAGGATATGAATAATTTGATGAAAGCCATGAAAACAGCAATGGATGCTAAGTAGGAGATATCAATGAGGGATTTCTTTGAATTAAGAAAAGAATTAAAAGAAGAAGTGTTTGGAACATTTCACATAAAAATTGAGGGAATAAAGAATCCTGAAAAGGTAGACATAGCATATGAACGTGCAACTCAATATACATTTGGCGCATTAATGGGTGATGATGATATTGAACAAGATGGTGAACCTGAATTCTTAACTCCTACTAGTAATATATTACAAGTACGTGCAGATAAAACTGAAGAAAAAAACATTAAGAGCTTTTTAAATAGAAGAAATGCATTGGCTAAGCAAACTCAAAAAATGATGAAGAAGGGTGCTAAGGTATTATCAAATAAAGAAATAGAAAAACTATATGAAAAGAGAGCTGATCACTTTTATGTAACAGCTGTCTTGATGAAAATGGCAAATCCAAATACAGCGCCAAAATACACAATACAAAAATTTGTAAAAGAAAGTATTAATGAAGATATAGCATATCATAAGAAAGCAATTGCACATCATAAACAATATGCCCATAGCCATGACACTGAAAGAATGAATTATGATAATGATGATGAGCATGATAATGATCATGCAAATGCTGAAGACTCTCATAATAATGCAGCTAATCATCATCAAAAAGCACATGATGCTGCTAAGAAACATGGTATTAATTCTTCACAATATAAGACTGCAGCTAAAGCCGCACATACTGCGTCCAAAGATGCACACGATAGTCATGTAGATTTTGAAACAATTAGTAGAAAACATCCTAGTAAAAACTTAACAATAAAGAGAACACACTAATGCCACTAGATCCAAAAGACGGAATAGGTTCCTACATTAAAGACTTTAAAAAGTCAAAGGCACCACAATTTAAAGGTAAGAGCGATAAGAAACGCCAACAAATGGCAGTCGCTGCATACCTTGATGCAAAACGTGGACCACAAGAGGCAAGCCTTGCTGGAAATAAATTAAAGTTGTTTGGTCAACTAAATCGTAACGGTTCCAAACCAGAACTAGATAGGGATAAACCAACACTATCTAAACTTCAAAAAAGAATAACACAAAAGAAAAATATTAAAAAAACTCAGTCTGCATATGATAAACACAATAAAGATGATGTATTATCAAAACATGGTTTTAAGAGACCAGTAATGGATAATGTCAAAGAAGGTAGTTATAAAGTTTCAATAGCAGGTTTACCAGACATGTATATGGACGATAAAACACCCGGTGCATTATTACAAAAATTAAGAAAGATTGTCAAGCAGCCATCAATGATTCAAGATGTTGAGAGAACAACAGATGCAAAGAAGAAAAAAGCATTTAGGCAAAAAGCACAAGGAAGAGAAGTTACTGAATACAAATATGATTATGGTACCCCGGAATCTGTAAAATTAATGAAAAAACAGACACCGGGTCAGAATGAAGGCACTGATGCTCCAAAAGGTCCTGAATCCTATGAAGCACAATACAAAAGAAGATTAGTAAAAACCACCGATCCTGAACATAAAGAAAAAGGTTTTAAATGGAGAATCAAAGGCAAGAAAGATAGTAGCCTTACTAAAAAACTCTATAAAACAAAACCCGGGCAAGGTGAGTTTAATAAACAAATGAAAAGGATAGCAGGACATGAGTTTGGATAGTTTTAAAAAATTTATCGAAGAAAAAGATCCTAGGTTAAAAGCTGCTGGAGTTGCAGGATTTAATAAAGCAAAACGAACACCTAGCCATCCTACAAAAAGTCATATAGTAGTTGCTAAAGATGGTGATAAAGTTAAGACAATTAGATTTGGTCAACAAGGCGTAAGTACTGCAGGTGCACCAAAAAAAGGTGAGTCTGATAAACAAAAAGCAAGACGTAAATCATTTAAAGCCAGACATGCTAAGAATATTGCTAAAGGAAAAATGTCAGCAGCATACTGGGCAGATAAGGAAAAATGGTAATGATTAAAAACTGGATTAATAATAGAATTAAAGAAAGAACATCAATGGACGGAGCAGTTTGTATTGCTCTTGGTCTTATGATATTATTTTTATCACCACTGGCAAAGATTGCTGCAGGTTTAGCAATCGCTTATGGTATATGGACAATTTGGAAAGCTGAGTAATGGCTAAGTTGTGGAAAACAGTATCAATACATGAACCACAAAAACATGGCACTACCATAGGACGTAAACCAATATTCTCTACTATGAATAAGAACAAAAGAAGAAGTTTTAAAAAGTATAGAGGGCAAGGAAAAAAATAGTGGCAGCAGAAACAAACGAATCAAGATTAGATCGTATTGAGCAAAAAATAGATAAGCTCGCAGATGCTATGATATCTTTGGCAAGAGCGGAGGAGAAGATAATAGCATTACAAGAAGATCACGACAACATGAGAGAACGTATGAACAAACTCTCTGTTAAATTAGACGATATACAAAAATCTGTGGATGATAATTCAAGAACAGTAAGTATTATAAATAAGATTGTATACGCTGCAGTGGTTGCAGCAGTAGGAGCCTACGTGGCCCATATGTGGATGTAAAGGAGAAAACTATGTTTGGAAACAATCCATTTAGCGATCACGGGCCAAGTAAACAGGTCCTAAGTGAAGCTTTTAAATATCATATACCGGAAGATATTCCGGCTAATGAAAGAACGGCCTTTCATGGTGCTGCAGCAGCAGCGGCAAAAGCAGGAAAAAAGAATTTTAATTTTGGTGGTAAGACACATCCTGTAACTATGAAAAAAGATTTAGCAAATAAGATTGTAGATCAAAAAGAAGCACTAGATGACAAAGATAAGTCAACAGTAAAAAAGGTTATTAAGGGCTTGAACAAAGCGGTTAGTATACATAAAGGCCAAGCTGCAAGTTTAACTAAAGATATCAAAGACGATGTTAAAAAAGAGAGTACAATGACTTTTAGAGAAAAATTAATGTCACTATTCGAAGGTGATAGAGCCGCTCATTATAAAGGAGCCACTAAACCAGAAGAGTATGATGAAAAACAAAAGTCTTCTAAAGGTGCAATGGACATGCTTAAGACACCGAAGAGTGTTGAAGCAGATGGCATGAAAGCTGCAAAGGATACTGCAGCAAATATTGCAAAAAGCGCACCGGGTAGAAAGATGAGAAGTAATGATAAGAAAGATGGTGATGCTACTATCATTCCTGCAGCAACACCTGTTAACGATCCATCAGGAAAGAGACAAACTATGGAAGGTTATGGAATATCAGGTAATAAAGTTTCTGGTAGTCTACTAGATGCCATTGCAATGGTTGAAGATATGGACAAGAAAATGACAGTCGATATCGATCACATGACAGGTACAGCCGGTTCTCACGAAAAGAAACATGGTATTACTTTAAAGAAAAGTAAAAACTATGACAATAAACGTGGAATGATGTCTACTTTTGCTTCAGGTAAGAAAAGAGACTTACAGAAATATCTAAAGAAACATTATGACGGGGATCATAAAACTATGCATCCTGAAATTTATAAAGAATCAACAGGTGAAGTGACAGAGAAAACAAGAGCGATAAGAACAAATAAAGTTAAAGGCGATCGTTCAATGCATGATCAACATGCTAAAACAGGATTTGGTATGGGTGCTAAACAAACTTATGCTGGTATGCATGGTATGAATCAATTACACTATAGCAAATATATAAGTAAAAAAAGTGGTCATGACTCTTATTTCGATGGACACGATTTGGTTCATGCAAAAAGCAGTAAAACTGTAGTACCAAATGCTTTGCATGGAAAACATACACCTGATCAACTTGCTGATAAAATGAAAGCACACGGCGACAAACACAAAGGATAAATTATGGATAAGTCTGAAGCGCAAATGCTAAAAGAGTCTCCTACTAATTTTGAAGAGACTAAAAATGAGCTTATGACTGAGGTTAAGATTAAAGATAGTGATAAAACGGATTTAATTGAAGAATTGAATGAAGTAAGTTAAAAATCGAATATATAATTTTATAATGATTTTTAACGAACTAAATGAAAAGAACTTGTTCTTATATGCAGCTAAGCATTATAAGAATCCTAAGTTCGCCGACATTGATGAGTTTTACGAAGACCTTAAAAGGTTTAAGTATATTAAGAGGCTCTTAAATCGCTACATCGAAAGTGATGAATTGCCTGACAGATTATTACTTAATCACTTTATTGTAGTCTTCAATATGTTTGGAATTGAGGCTGCATTAAATATTTTGGAATTAAAACTTGAAGACAAACACTGGCCTATAGTAAAACCGTTTTTAATATTTTTAAATTATATTAGAAATGATCAGTATACTGGAATTACTATGGACCCATTTGTTGTAGATAAGTTGAGGAAGATTTAATGGGAATATTAAAAAGAGCAGCCGATATAGCTTATACTTTTCGATTCATAAGAATGATGGTTATGGATTGGAAAGACTGGGATGCTTATAAAGAAGGCATTATCGATGAAAACGGAAAGAGAAACAGGAACGTGAAACTTGATACTGATGAAAAAAAGTCTGCTTATACTCCTTTTATTCGCCTTGCCGCTAACATCAAAAGGCTCGTTGCAAAAATTCCAGGGGGTGGATCACGACTTGGATCTTTTGCGAGCGCGCTCTTTCTCATTAAAGAAAAATATAACCTCAAAGAAAAAAGTTTAAAAGACATATGTGAAAAATGTGATATTGAAATACTTGATTTTTTAAATGAAAAAAATGAGTGGTTCTTATTGCAAGATAAACAATTGTCACCCGGAATATATCGAGTTGCAAATCCGAAGTTGCTAAATAAGACATGCAGTGAAATGGTTTGGCCTAAAGATCAAATAAGAATTAGTGAAGAATGCTTTCCAGTAGGAGATGTATTTGGTGTTGATATTTACAAAGCAGTTCATATGAAAACAGATCAAGAAGTATATGTAACAGCCAGTGAGTTAATAAGATGAATAAAAGAATACCAAGAAAAAAAGGACAACCAGCTAACAGTAAAAAACACAGTGACTTATATACAGATGAGAATCCAAAAGGTACGATTCATGGCTTGAAGTTTGCTACAGTAGATGATGCAAAAGCATCAGTTTCTAAAATTAAAAACTCTGGTAAAAAACATGCTCACCAGATACAAGCAGCAATTGCAATGGAACAAAGAGCGAAAGTCATGGGTAAAGCCGGACCTGCTGCAGTTTACAGAGCTTTTATAAATAAAATGAAGAAGAAGACAAAGGCTATGCAAAAAGAAGATATAGACGAAAACTTGTGGGATAATATTCGTAAGCGTAGAGCATCAGGAAAGCGTATGCGTAAGAAAGGTGAGAAAGGTGCACCTACACAAGACGCAATTAGGAGAGCTCAAGGCGAAGATTTAGCCACAGGTGGTACAACAACAGCATCAATACCAAATCCAGCACAAACAGCAATGGGACCAAGATTAAAGACTGTAACTATGCACGATAAGCGTAGAAAGAAAGATAAGTTTCCAGTATTACTAAAGAGATTTAGAAAATACATAGAAGATCATGGCTAGGATTTACATATTAATATTCGTCATTGGTATCATTGGCGTTATAGGTTATGGCGCAAAATATTATTA